GAAAGTTTACGAACTGCTTTTGATTTCTGTCCGTTCATTATACTTCTACCTTAGAAGAGTCATAGTTTTTTACAAGCTTCCAATAATCTAATATAGCATTAAACATTTTAGTGTGCTTAACCTGAGAGTCTTTGTCCCATATGTGACAGGCTATAAGCTCATTGTCTTTTCTATCTACAAATATAGATACTCTTTCTACATCATCAAAACCACAACCTTGAGCATAGGCAGATAACTGCATACCATGTTCATCATATACTAATTTAGCTGGGTCTTTACCTTTTAAGTTATCTTTAGTTTTAAAGTCAACAAAGATGCCAGACTTAGAATATAAATCTATCTTACCACCATAGCCTGACTCAGCACAGAAAGAATCTTCTGCTATCCATTCTTCATCAGGAAAGTTATCATCTAACCAAGCCTGTATAATTTCATAGGTTGTGTTGGTTTCTTCTCCTAGAAAACCTCGTTCAATCATAGCATGTATTTTAGTACCCTCTTGGGCAGCACTTATACCTATACTTTTAGAATCAAACTTACATCGGGCAGAAAACTCATCAATAGATTCTGTTTCATTCTTCTCTAAAGTAATAGCAGACTTAAGTGCTTGGTCTATCTTCCAGTTTTCTAAAGCAGGTTTAGCTATCATGCCTATTATAGTAGTAACAGAAGGAACTAAATTTTCTTTCTTAGCATCTCTAAGTGTAGTATTTCTTTCTTTACCATTAGCTCCGATGATAGTATACATAGGGTCTCCCTCTTGGGTGTACCAATGTCCTGACTCGGATGTAAATTTATTATATGTATCTGCTGTAGTTACTTCTACAAAATCTTTTAATTTATTTTCCATTTGCTTCTGCCTCTTTAAATGCTTTGATTACATCTGATGAAAATAGTTTTTGTAAGTTGACCAAGAACATTCTACTTGCTTTATGGTCACCACCACATACAGTTTTAAATGTATCTAGTTTATCTACGATTGTTTTAAGTACATCAGTTTTAAATACAAGTGTGCAAAATTCATTGTCACCTACACATAGGTTATGAAACCAGTAGTCTGCTTCTGTAGCTTTAATACCTGAGGGCTTACCCCATGACTCATATTCAATACATATGTTACCTGTTTTTTGCCACATATCTTTCTCTGATTTTACTTCTATCTTTTTATCTGTAAGCATCTCTGCTATTTTTTCTTCTCTTATTGTACCATAAGCTAAGTCTATGTCAAATTTCTTTCTGTTTTCTTTAGTGGGTTTCATACCAGCTGTCTCCTATTTTATATTCACCTGTTAAAGGACAACGCATAGTGTAGTGCTGTCCTGCTTTTTCTATTGCTTCTACTCCAAGTCTGCCGACAAAGTCTGCTTGACTTTCAAGTACTTGCAACTGCCATTCGTCATGTATATTTGCTACAAACATTGCATCTAATCCATTAAGTCTTAGACTTTCATCAAGAATAATTAATGCTTTCTTCATAGCTATTGCACCACCACCCTGTAGTAGGGTATTTAATGCTGCATGTTTATGTCGTAATAGAATCTTACGACCATCTAACCCTTTAAGGTAGCCCTTTTCTGAAGCTCTGTCAACTCGTTCCTTAAGAGTTCTAAGTGTTGGTAGACCAGTAAGAAACCGTTCTCGCAATCGCTTACCATCTGCTCTATTTCCTTTAATGATGCTTCCAATTTTTTCATCTCCTGCCCCGTAAATGAGTGCATAGATGAAAGTTTTTGCCTCATCTCTTGATTTAAGTCCAGCAAACTGTTGGTTAGCTGTATGAATGTCTCCGTTGATAATTTCATTTATGTATTCCTCGTCAGCCATATAGTGTGCTAACATTCTAAGTTCTAGTCCACTTGCATCTATACCTACAAGTTTGTACCCTTTAGGTACAGTCCAACAAGACCTACATTCTTTACCGTAGGGACTGTAAACTGCTGGAACTTGTGCCATGTTTGGACCTCTATGTGCCATACGACCAGTGATTGCACCGGTACATATAACAGACCCATGTACTCTATTGTCATCAGAGACAGCATCAATCCACGAGTGGACTTGAGCTAATCTTTTTTGATACAAAAGGAAGTCAGCTATTAGTTGAGCTTCTCTTATGTGAGTAATTTTTTTAAGCGTAGTCTCGTCTACAATAGCTTGACCAGTTGGTGTAAACTTTTTAGGTTTCCAACCTAGCTCTTGTAATCTTTGACCTATTTGTTTTCTTGAGCCAAGATTAAATTCTTGTAAAGTTTTTCTCATGAAAGGTTTTCTTTCACGGTTACCCTCTATTATATCTGAATACTCTTGTTCTGTCAATCCCTGTTTGGAAAGTTTACCATCTTTTTTTAGTTTAGGTGTAACCATTTTATCATCTACAAAGATTGGATGAAATGTTTCGTGTACTTTATCTTCTGTTTCTTTTAACTTACAACTTAATTCGGAAGCTAAAAACATTGCTTCTTCATCATCAAATAAAAATCCATTTCGTTTTTGTTGTTCAAGTATATGTGTAACTTTGTGTTCTAGCTTTATACATTCTTTTGAAAATCCCATAGATTCTTTTTTCAAATAATTAAATAATTTATAATTTATATCTACATCTCTTTCACAATAAGATAACATCTCTTTTGTAAAGGCAGACCACTCAGGAGAATCTTTCTTAGGTAAGCCTAGTTTATATCCCCACTTAGCTATGCTATGTCCACCTTCTCTTGTAGGGTTTATTAGCCTAGATAAAACAAGTGTGTCTATAATTTTATCTGATTGATATAAGTCTATACCAGTAAGTTTTTTAATTACAGGTATGTCATACCCCAGTATGTTATGACCTATAAGCATGTCTGCTTCTTGTAAAAATTTAATGCCTTCATCAAGCGTGTCTTCGTAGTAGTGATAAAACTTACCGTGTTCATCTTGTGCTACGAGACACCATATAACCGAAGGGTCTAGTCCGTCTGTTTCTATATCGAATACTAATTGCATTTGTTCTCCTATTAAAATGGTATGATGTCTTCTTCTTTAGAGTTTAAGATTTCTAAGTCTTGATACTCTGATAGTCTACCTGTTTCTTTATCGTATACCAATGAACAAGCCATGCCTACATCACCAGTATATCTTGACTTAAGTACACGCAACTTTGTTGTTCGTGATTCTAAATCATCTTCTGATTGTTGATTTCTTTCTAAAGCTATAACACAATCTGATAACTGTGCAATACTATTAGAGCCACGAAGATGTGAAAGACTTACACTTACACCATTCTCATGTCCTTTGTTACCCTCTATTCTACGAAGGTGAGAGACAAGTATTATACCAGCACCTGTTTCTTCTACCATGCTACGAAGTCTGTGCATAATACTATCAATAGCTTTACGTTCATCACCGTCAAGCATAGAACTTACTAGCATATGTAGGTGGTCAACGACTACCCATTTACAATCACAACCTACAATGAGATATCTAAGCTTTGCAAAGATAGCATCTATATCATTAGCACCGAAGTGAGCATGTATAAATACCCTGTCCCTGTTAAACATCTTGTCAAACATACCTGTTAGTTGTGTTTCTGAATAGCTATCACGAACACTATCAATAAATAGTTTATCGTCTGCTTCAATAGAAAGTATACCGTCTACTGTACGCTTCCAGTCTTCTTCCAAAGCAATGATACCTACGTTGTCGTTTGTTTGATTGATAAGCCAATGCTCTAGCTCTCTTGTAATACTAGACTTACCCAAGCCAGTACCACCTGTTAGTGTAACAAGTTCTCCAGCTCGTAAGCCCAATAGTTTTTTGTTAAGTCCGTCCCAAGGATAGGCAACACTTTGTTTGTGTTCTCTGTTAAGGAAATCTTTTTGTTTCTCTGATACCCTGATGATACCACTAGGTGTATAGAGTTGTGCATCCCACCATGCTCTTGTAAAGTCTTGGTGTTTGCCCTGACTAAGCATATCGTTAGGGTCTTTGTATCCATTAGGAAGCGTAACTATCTTTGCTTTTCCGGGCTTGATAATACTAGCTACCTGCTGTGAAGCTTCGATACCTGCCTTGTCTTTGTCAAAACATATAACAACATTGTCAAAGCTTTCTACATACTCAAGGCTTTCTTTTACATCTTTGACAGCTGAAGCTGCACCACGTTTGATAGAAACTACTGCCCACTTAGAGCCAAGCAGTTCGTATGTAGCCATAGCATCACACTCACCTTCTACAATCGTAAGATATTTACCACCTTCTTTGAAAAGATTTTGACCAAACAATCCTGAGTCTTGTATAGAACCCTCAAAGAAAAAGCGTTTGTCTCTGACATACCTAATCTTTGTAGCACACTGCTCGTTGTTGATATAAAAAGGATATAAGTGTTGAGCCAGTTGACCAGAAGAATCATATACAACTTTGACACCATACTTTTCTGCTGTTTCTTTACAGATATTTCTGTCAGTAAGCTTTGCATATATACCACCGTGGGCATTTACACTAGGCTTGGGTGTTGGTTGTTTGATATAGTTTGTCATTGGTGTAACTTTTCCCTCGTAGTTTGAATAAAATTTGTCACAACTAAAACATTTTGCAGAGCCATCAGCGTTGACTGATACTGCATCTTTGCTACCACATTCGTGACAAGGCACATGGTATTTAATAAATTTACTTTGTTCTTGCATAATATAACCCTCGTTTTTAAATAGAAAAGCCACCCTATTTTACTAGAATGGCTTTGATTGGAGATACAAATAGTTAATTAGGCTTCTTCGCTAGAAGTTTCCTCGTCAACTATTTCTTCTTCAGACTCTACCATTGCTTCAGGAGTATCCTTTAAGAGGGATTCAAGATTGCCCCTATGTGTAGCACTTGCAAAGTTTAAAGCTTCTACAAGAACTTCCAATGTGCCTACTTTATTGATAGTAATACGAGCATTGTTTTGTAGTTCTTGATTTTCAATTTTAGTTACATCATAAGACATAACACCGTCATCATTTGAAATAGTAATAATCATATTAAAATTCCTCCCCGTCTCCAAACGGGTTAAGTTCAGCACCATCTTGAGTCTTCAAGGCTACTAAGTCAATGACTTGCATAGCTTGAAAGTCCAAGCCTTTGAACTGACCATACTTGTTGTCGGTTTCCCATTCGTTGTATTGAACTTTAACATGAGAGCCATTACCTACGACATCGTCCATAGTATTTTTCTCTTTGTCAAAAAGTTTAGGTGCATTTCTTACCATGCCATTCGGTCCGTTTACTTTTCTTTTTATTGTCAAAGCCCTACCAACAGAGGTAGCACCACCATTCTCGTCCTTTACAGACAAGTCTTTTATCTTGAAGCCACGAGCTTCAAAGTCATTTGCCACTTCATTGTCTACTACTAAATCAACTGTATACACAGGCTCAAACGTAGTGTTTGGTGAAGTCACTGAAGCCCAATAGGCTTTACCTTCTAATACTGCCATAATATTCCTCCTTTGGATTGGCGTTTTAATTGGGTGTATTATACCCTACTTCTTGTTGAATGTCAAGCATTATATCATCAATCGTATAACTACTTTCGTCACAAAGTTTAACATAAAAATCTTCGTCTTGCCAACGAACCTCGTATGCTATTTTGTTTTCGTATAGTTCTTTAAGATGTTTGCTTAACCACTCCTCAAAATATCTATATTCTTTTCTGTTTAGTTTTGTGAAACCTTGTTCCATAAATGTCTCCTATGTGTTTAATAAATATAAAAACCATATAGAAATTATCATTCCTAAAAATGATAGCTTCATCATTAAATCATGTGTCATATTTTTCTCCTTAGTTGTGTTTGTTATAAAATATATTCTCAGCTATAAATGTTAATATCTCATCTCTATCATCATCAGTATGTAGTCCATACAGATATGATATATTACTTATCTCATCATCTATTAAACCTTTAATGTCATCTTCTAAGACTTGCTCATGTATTTGTTCTAGTGTTTGTTCGTTGTGTGTATTACTCATCATTCTCCTCCTCAAAATATTTTTCTATTGTTGTTATTTGGTTCTGTATATGAACTATATCTTTATAAATATTTGTGTCGGTTGGAATGTCATCTAACAAACAACTTACAGATATACTTGCTTCCCTTACTGCTTTTAATACTTCTGCTTTCATCAGTTCAATCCCTCCACTTGACTCCAGTCCTTATCAAGGATAAGCACCTCTTCAAAGTTATGTTTATAATCGACATCTACACCATGCCAGTTCTCAAAGACTTTTTCAGTTTTGTCTTTAAAGGTTATCTTCAAATCTGCTCTACACAAATCCCAATCTTCTACCTTATCCCAAT